CATTGCTTGGGTTGTTTACTGTAAATGTAAATTAGGAGGGAATTTCACAAACGGAGTGCGAGTACGGTATCTGAAACTGGAGCGTTGCCTGCCACCCCGCCGTGCGGTCGTCACGGCTCTCTACAAACCTCGTTAATGACACGGAGGTACTTAGCGTCCATTCTTGCGTTGGGTCGTTTGTAAGGCTTGAAATGAAGTCCTGAGCGATTTGCAGTTGGTCGCTCAAAACCTCATCCTCATTGTCCTGCCAACCCAGCGTCGGGCTGCCCGAAACCACGCCACCCATCGGGGCAATGGATTCCACCCTGTCGCTGAAATAGACACCGACCACAAGAGCCAAAGAGCCCAGTCAGTAGTTGCCGATTGAACATCCGCAAACACCAACGGATAGACGATTCGCTCACGGCTTGGGGTTCGCAGGTTTATCGTGTTGTCCGTTCCTATCGCAAGAGGGTCGCCCGTTCCGAAGGAGTTCACCTGCGGATGACTGTTTGCAAGGTTCAGGAGTGCTTGCTTGATTTTTATCCAAGACATAGGCTTGTAGTTTCAAAATGTTTTTTGCGTGTGCGCCCATAATTAGCAGTTGTTGCAGTAAGGGTCATATCCGTAAGGCCAAGGGCGGTCCAAGCCAGCACCACGACGCAGGGTTCTTGCATCCAAGGCCATGCCTGTGTTGTAATTCGTGCCGTTAGGGTATATCGTATCCAAGGCCGATGGAGGGGAGTTGAACAGGGGATAGTCGGTGCGGTTCTCCATCAAGTAGCGGGTAATCCTTTCCGAATACCACTCCGCATCGTTCTTGACTTTGTCCGTCAGCCTTGTAATCTCGTCCATGCTCATCTGCGAAGATTCCTCGCTCGTTCTGCGGACCATGCCTTTGTTCATGTACTTAAACGCAAGCACCATCGGCAGTTCGTAGTAAAGCCATTGCACCATTGCAGGCTGGATGTAATCTTCCAGCAGGGTGGTGTTGAGTGCCGTAGTCGTTCCGCTCACCACTTGCCCCACCATTTCATTGTACAGGGCAGAGCCTACGATGGGCTGAATCCGCATCTCCTGCACCTTCACGATGGTAGGCCGTATCTGCGTGAAGGATACGTTCTCGTTAATTACGCTATTGTCCAAGAGCGTCTGCTCGCTTATGAATAGTGCCTTCATGCTTTTGTGATTTTATTGCCCTTGCGGATTACTATCTGCTGCTCCCATACGTGCCTGCATTGTGGGCGATTCACTCCGCTGGCGGTGTGGTACCAGCCGCCTCTGCGATTCCAAACGGAGTAACCCATGATGCTGGAAATACCGTTGATGTCATCCCTTGTGTAAACCTTGCCTTGGTCAGCGAGGTCCATCATGACCTTGCAGAACTCACGACTGGTTTTCTTGTCCTTGTCACTAAACCCTGCGGCCCAAGCGTACTTGTAGCGGACTTCCAGCACGGGTTCGGCCACTTCCTTCACTCCTTTGGGCAGGTTCTTCTCCACGATTTGGTCGGCCGCCCTTGCGATGGGGTAGCGGTCTTTGTTAATCAAGTAGGCTACACGCTTGGCGATTTTCGCCTTGCTCACCCCGAACTCCTTGGCCATTTCTTCCACCGATGCGTCCCGATTCTTCTTGCGGTAGGCCACAATCTTTGCATCCAACTCCTTTTCCTCCTCGCCCAGTTCGGCGAAGGCTTGACGCACTTGGGTGTCCAAGTCGGAATCAAACCGAATTGGCCTGCTGTTCATGACAACATATTCGTCCGCATTGCTGCCGAACTTGCTGGCAACCACTTCCAAAACCTTGTACTCCTCATCGCCCCAACCGAGGTCTGACTCGTCAGGTTCCTCACCCCACCACGGTTCGGTCGGGTTGCTGAACTTCTGCTCTTGCACTCCGAGCAGGGTATTGACTTCTTCTGCACTCAAGCCGAATCCAGCGGACAACATCGTACGAGCCATCTCCAAGGTGATTTTGTCCTGTGCGTAGTGCCGCACAATCCGCATGAGGTTCTGGTACTCCCTGCCCGATAGCTTCTTGATGTTGTCGTTGCTCAACTGCGCAGGGGCTTGCGGTTGCTCGTCAGGCTGGGGGTTCGGCCCAACCACGTCAGCAGGTTGCTTTTCCAAAGGAGGGAGGCCTGCTTTTTCCCGCAGTTCTTCGGGCGTCATAATGGTCAGCAGGGCTTGCTCGGATAATCGTTCAGTTATCGGCTCAACGGGTATCAATTCGATTCCCTCAACACCATTGAACGAAGCCAAGTAGTTTATCATCCGCTCCACCTTCCGCACACGGTCGTTCACATACGTTGCCTTAAACAACTCGTAAGCCTCCACCAGTTCCTGCCTGCCTCCAAGTTGCCCTTCGGTCTTCACGCCGAACAGCATGGGGTTCACCACACGGTGCGAGATGAAGATTTCCTGCTGGATTGTTTTGTTGAGAATATCAAACTGCTTGTCCATGTCGCTCGGCGTGAGCGGTTCCAATGTCGGTGCCTTGGTTACGTCATCATTGAAGGTCACCACAAAGCGACCAGCGTTATCCGTACCGCTGAACTTGCGCTTGATTTGCCTCTCGATGTCGCCCTGTTCTTCAGGCGTTGGGATGCCGTTGTTAAAGTTTATGAGATACCCGCCCCAAAAATTGTTGCGGAGGTTATTGTTGTGAAAATTGGCGATTTGACAGTCCGCTTCAATGTATGCAAGCCCTCCCATGTATTCGGGGAGGGGGTAGGATTTCACGCCTGCGGCATAGACCCGGTAGTAGAACAGTTGCTTGCCAATGCGGTTGTCAGGGTCGAATGCAGGGATTTTCTCGACATCGCCAATCTTCGGGAACAGTTGCACCATGTCATCGTTGTACCACTCGGCAACTTGGAACATCCGCTCCTCTTTGTCAACCCTGATTTTCTCGAAGGGGACATGCTCCATCTTGGCAATGGTTCCCATCTTGTTCCAATGCACGCAAACCGCAAAGCCGTTAAATATCTCCAAGTCCAAGACGAGCTTCTCGGTAATGTCATTCAGGTCGTCATGCTCGCTCAATCCGTCAAAGAACTTGGCGTAACGTGCTTGCTGCTCTACGGTCATCTTATCGCCTGCCTTCCAGCCACCACCCACGATGTAGTTAACTTTTCCGTTAACTATGGCGTTATGCTTTGAACTGCGGCGGTAATTGTCAAGGAGATAGTATGGGTACTCGTTGAACGCACCGTAAGTGATGTACTTGCCCGCTTTGTTTTCGAGCATTACTGGAACCTTGTGTTCAATGCCCAGCCATTGGGTGAATGATTGCTTTATGCTCATAGCGTATGAACTGTGAATGAAAGGGCTGAAATCGTGATGCTTGCACCGCTATCGATTGCGTTGATGTAGATGGTAAATTCATCATTGACCGCACCTGTTACATAAGCCTCCGTATAAATCGCATGGCCGTTCGTGTGGGTCGTTGTGATGTCCGTCATTGACTGGTCGATGGTCGTGCCGTTCTTAGCGATGTAAACCTTGATTTGCGTGTTGTTGTTTTGCGCCAAGACCATAGACGCAGCGATGCGAAGGGTCGCATTTGTTGTGCCTGTGTAGGTCAGCGAGTTGGTGGTTCTTGAAAAGTTGTAGGTTGACAAAACGCCCGATTTCATCGCACTTGTCAACTTGACTTTTTGCCCTTGCGTCGGGGTAAAAGCCGTGTCGGTATCAAGGTAAAGGTTTGCAAAGCCCCTTTCCCTGTCAAGCGTTGCGGTGTCGGATAGGTCATCGAATAGACCACCCACTCTCGCTGCGGTGTTCGCCCCAGCAGCGGTTTCGTTTGTGATGGTAGCAGAACTCGCTTGGAGTTGGCTTCGTGTTTGTACGCTCATGCGAAAGTTGAATCAAAGGTGGAATCGAATACTCCCACGCTTGATGCGAGGAAGGTGTTGTAAGTGATTGAATTGGTGTAGGTATTGAAGCCTATCGTTGCGGTTTGTATAAATGCCAAGCCCGTTTCAACCACCGCAAGGGCTGCTGCAACCGTGCTATTGGTATCGTAAACTTCATACCGATAGGAACCCGTTTCAAGCGACCCCACGGCAAGCGAAAATTTGTCATAGCGTTCGGTATATGAAGAAAGGTTGGCCGATTTCAGCAGGGTAAAGTCCGTGCTTACGTTTTTGGCGATGTTGGTCAGCCGCAAGATATAACGGTCGCCCGTGCTGGCTCGCTGCGTCCAAGTAACGGTGATGGTGTTGGTGGTGTTTGGGGATAGGTATATCATCCTATTCCTAAATGTAGCAACCCCTGAAATTTCACAATTTGCGACCTATGGCCCGGTAAAGTTCGGCCCTGCGCTCTGCGGTTTTGGTGATGTCAAAGCGTTCACGCACATCCTTACTCAACTGCACGGCCAAGGAACGAGCGTAGTCGGGTTCATTGATGAACTTCCGCACTGCCTTGTACCAAGCGTCTTTCTTGCCGTAGGGGATGACCAAGCCGTTGTGTCCGTGGACGAGAATGTCGGTGTAGGGAATGGTTTCGGATGCGATGATGGCCTTGCCCATCCACCCGGCCTCCACGACCTTCAACTCACTCTTAAGGCGATTGAATTTGGTATCTCGGAGCGGTGCGATGGTGGCGTTGATGAAGTTGTAGCCTCCCACATAGGAGTAGATGTCAGCCGCTTGGATTCTGCCGTAGTTCGCATTCTTGCCGTTGCAGGACAGCATCTTCTCATAGTCAGCATAAACAGGGTTCTCGTTCCATCCACCAAGATAGATTTTGTACTTGCCATCAAGCGAATGGTCATGAGCCAGCAACCCGAAGGAATGCTCAACCAAGGCGATGTCCTCCTGATGCTGCGCCCCTCCGAACCATCCAATCTTAAACTTATCTTTCTCAGGCTCCTCGTCAGGATTGGCCTTATACTGCTGATATGCTTCGTACGGCTCATTCGGTAGGATGGTGACGTTCTTGTTCAGCACCCGAATCTTTTGCGCCAAGTGTTCCGTGGTCGTGGTCACATGGTCAGCAAGTCGTATGTGTTCCCTTATCTGCTCATCCAACCTTGTGGACAAATAGTGCCGCTACATGATGTGCCCCGATTCCAGTACCCAATAGTCATCCAAGTCCAAGATTACCTTCGCTCCAAACGCCGTTAGAGCCTTGTACACGCCACGAATTTGTTCGAGAGTACCTTGACACCAAAGACGATTGAAAAGCCAAATATCGACCGTCTTTAGGTCTTCATCGTTGACGTTGGCGATGTTGTCCA